AATCGTTGTAGAAGTGTCAACTGTAGCTAAAGAGTTGTCAGTTGCAGTTGTGGTAAATGTAGCTCTAATTGGAGTTATATCATAGAGTTCGTTACCTAAAATAATGTAATTTTTTTCGTTAGTTGCAACTCCGATAATCTCGTTATTATCTGTAGTGCCATACTGAATAATACTACTAGCATCACCAGAAAAAGCAGTTAAATTTATTGGAGTCCAACCACCTATTTTTTCAGGATAACCTTGTCTAAATCTTATTTTGTCACAAGAATACCAACTCCCTTCTGAAGAGTAGTTAGTTCTGTCTCGATTGATTCCTGGTTGGAATACAATTTTTTTCAGTGCCATACTTATCTCACTAATTCAAAGTGGGGTCCATCTTTAAATGTTTTCCAAGACCCACCCCAAACATACGGAATACTTAAACGTACCGAGGCTTCTGTAAAAGCAAGATTAATTACCTCATAATCTAAAAAATCCCACGATACACCACCGTCTTTCCAAGCATATACATCAACGGCTAAACCTTTTAAATGCTTAGAGTTCATAGTTTGACTCTTACCTTGTTCGAATAATAACTTCTGTCTCTCTTCAGTGCGTAGTCCTTCACTAATACCAAAGTCTATAGTTGAAAGCTCAATGGCTTGCTTGACTAATTCCTGCATATCAGGATGCACTTTTTCTAATTTACCTAATGATTTCTGTGATAATTTAAACATTACTTTGTAAATTTCCCTATTGATTTAAGTCCAAATGATGCAGCGATTGAGGCCATAATAGACCATTGTAACCATTCTGGGAATGTACCTAGAAATTCTATACCTCTAGCAACATAGGGTTGAAAATAAGGTATGAAGCTAAAAATTATAATAGCTATGAAAGTAAGCGTCCATGCTTCGTCCTTCCATGAATCCTCAGAAGCCTTTGCCATAGCGGTTTCCCACTCGACTTTACCTTCTGCAACTTTCTTTTTTACTGCTGTTTTAGCTTCTATTTCGGCTATTTTTAATTCAGACTTTGCGACTGACTCTTTGCCTTTATGCTCAAAGTATCCTCCAACCGCTTTACTTAAGCCATTTACAATTAATCCAATCATAATACACTCCGATATTAATAATACCTTATTTTATATCAACAGTATACTAAATGCACCTTTTATGATGAAGCGTTATTTATATCTCTAGCTTCTTCTAATATCTTTATGTAAGCTAATAGATTTTTTACTTCAGAACCATCAGTGCTTGATTTTAAGTATGCTTTTACTTTACTAATTATTTTTTCGTTAGTCATCTTTATAAGTTTAAGTTTTCGTTTAAGTGAACTTCTATATTATCTAAAAGAGTTAAAGATGTCTAGAATTAATTTATTTATATCCTTTAATTAATCTTGTCGCAGGTATAATCCTGTCATCAATAATAACAGAAGTGCTATTTCTTGTTGGACCCATAAACAATAAAGTGTAAGCAGGCTGTTCTGCTTGTATTTCGTGAAATTTATTGTGAGTTAGTAAGTTTACCCACTTATGATGTCTTGTTTCTTTTACTTTTGTATCACGGTCATAAGTCAATTCTTTATATTGACCCCATAGTATAAAAGATATAAACGTACCTTCGTGGTCATGCATCACTTGTTGCACTGGTAATATTTTACAAAACAAAATAGAAAAATAAGGGCACCATATACCCCAACGCCTAATAGTCATGTGTCCTGTTCTAGTTGTAACGTGTGTAGGACCTATCCCTGAATCGTTATAAATCCTTGAGAAGTACTTTATCATAGCCACCACTTCCATCTTCTTTAGGTACTTTTACATATTCTCTAATGTCTTCTTTATTTACCTCTTGAGCTACTCTATTACCGTGATTATCTGTCTTAGGTATAACAATCTCTGTATCAGCAAGATTAGTTAATTCATCAGCAAAGTCTGCGGTGTATTCAATAAATAAATTTTCACCTCTACCATACACCATATATCTTTCTAAATGTGCAAAGAGTTCTACCGATTGTAGTTCACCAGCACTATTGAATTGAAACTTAAATGAATCATCTTCGTGTAATGTTTTATCTTTTGATATAGGCATAACCACATCAGACTTTAATGATGTTGCCCACGCCCATATATCATCATTTGTGCCTTGCACATATATTGCTTGAGTGTTTTGTAATTCAAAATTTGCATTAGCCATATCAGATATACGGTATACAGATATTCCTGCACCTAAACTAACTATAGGTGTTGCAGTATCAGGCTTATAAAATACTTCAAATGTTTTTGTTTGCGTATCAAGGTTATAAATATACCTAGTAAAATCTTTATCAATTAATAAACTATTTTGCATTTTACTGCTGTCTTTATGGTCTTGTTCTACTGAACATTGATGAAAGGTAATTACATTATCATCCATATTTACACCCCAAATATTTACAGGAAATGGGAATGTTTCGCTGGTAAATACATCAGTAACTCTTTTCTTTACTGCTATTGTTTCTGCATCTTCACTACCAGCCCAATAAACTCTGTTAACTACTTTTTTATTATCTATAAATGCTCTAAATAAAATCACGACACTGCTCCATAAATTGTTCCTGTTGCTATATATGTTATAGAATTACCATTCAGATTAACAGCTTTTCCACCAGCACCACCTGTACCACCAGCACTTGTACTACCATTTGTTCCCGCTACACCATTTGCTCCAGCACTTGCTGTATTCGCACCACCATTACCACCAGCACCACCTATTGCACTTGGAGATGAAGATGTGTTTGTTCCACCAGCTCCACCTGTACCTAAAGCTGTAATACTTGAAGCATTACCAGCAGAACCATATATAGTACCATTATTTGCTAAGCCACCACCAGCAGCTCCACCACTAGCAGAAGCACGACCAGCTCCACCGCCACCGCCTGTTGCTCCATAATAAAGATCTGAACCTTTACCAGGTACTACTAAAGTAACGGATGAACCACCGCCACCGCCACCGCCAGAACCACCTGAGATAGTTCCACCTGTGTTGTCTAAAGTAATATCATACTGTAAATTAAATGCTGTACTTCCAGCTCCACCATTTCCACCAGCAGCACCAGCAGTTGTACTGTTTACACTACTACCAGCTCCACCATCTCCACCGTGCCCAACAATCAAAGCATTGTTATCAATCGTGATAGTATCACCAGCAGTCCAACCTGTGCCTGTATCTAAAGCAACACCAGATGTGCTGTAGATATTAGAATTATTTACTAAGGTTACATCAGAAAGACCAGCAACATATGTACCACCTCTGTTATTAAAGATGTTATAGCCATTAGTATCAGCACTTATGGTTAAGGTAATAGCTACTCTATTTGATGCACCATAAAATTGACCCATAGAAATAGTACCACTAGAAGGTATAGGTCCACTATCTCCTGTTGTACCAGATGGAACATTAGCACCACCTGCATAATATTCTGATAATGATATAGGATTGCTACCACCAAACTCGGTTTGGATATCAGATAATGATAATGGTCCTGAACTTGGTATTGTCATCTATTTACCTTTTTTTAGTTCATCAACTTCTGATTTCAATTCTTTAACAGCTTCTATGAGTACACCCACTAAATTACCGTAAGCTACTGATAAATATTCACCTTTATCAAATACTACTTCAGGCATAATTTTTTGCATCTCTTGAGCAATCACACCTGTGCTTTGTCTACCCTCTCTAGTAAAAGTAACACCTCTCATATTCATTACTTTATCTAAAGCATTATCAATAGTTTCAATATTATCTTTTAATCTTTCATCAGAATAAGCTGTTACTTCATTATTAAAAGTAGCTGCACCTGCAGCGGACATATCTAAAGTCAAAGCAGTTATAGTTGAACCACCATCATTACCTTTAAAAATCATATCTTTATCACTAACAGCACTTTGAATTACAAAATCACTAGTACTGTTTGATAATCTACCAATTTCAGTACCTGCATCTTTGAAGATAACATCTCCGCCATCAGCATCTAAATTAATATCTCCAGCTACATCTATTGTTAAGTCACCACTCGATAAGTCAATTTCTGTGCCATCAATGGTTATATTATCTACGATCACACCAGCGTTTGCTGTAACTGTACTATTAAAACTAGCAGCTCCTGCAGCACTCATATCTAATGTCAACGCTGTTATTTCGCTACCACCATCATTTCCTTTAAAGATGACATCCTTGTCGCTAACCAAAGATTTTATGGTTAGGTTGTCGCTATCCATACTAACGTGACCGACATTAGTGCTACCATCTTTAAAAATAACTTCATCACCATTAGCATCTAAAACAATATCACCTGCTACATCTAATGTTAAATCACCTGAACTTAAGTCAATCTCTGTGCCATCAATAGTTATATTATCTACTGTCACTCCACCGTCTGATTGTAAAGATGTCACAGCAGTAACAGCATCAACAACATCAGTACCATTATTATATACCCACATGGCTTTACCTGATGGCACTCCAATTCCTGTGCCGCCAGAAGTTTTAACAGTAATCGTGTCAGCTGTGCCATTATTAATTAGGTAATTTTTTTGTATTGATGGGACAACTAAGTTTTGTGCTCCACCTGATGTACCTGTTAAATTAAGTCTTAAATGACGAGCTGATTGAGTTCCGTTTGAATCTGTCAAAGTAAGAGTTACTTGACCACTTGAGAAAGGTACATCAACAGTACCTACGATTGCTTCTTCTAAAGCTGTACCTAAATTAGTATTAGTAGTTGTACCCCAACTACCTGATTGTTCACCTGTAGTGATTAATTCAATTTTTAAGTCTGAATATGTACTAGCCATTAAATTCTCCTATTAGCTTGATTGACCTGCTAATGGAACACTTGTTACGTGAATCTTGGTATGTTGCTTTCCATTCCACGCGGCACCACAGTCTGAGCAAGTTCCTGATTTATACTCTTCGGCATCTACAGTCATTCCACAACTGGAACACTCTAAATGCACCTCATACTTGCATTGTATTATACCATCTTCTAATTTTTTTGCTTCAATTATCATGCTGCTATATCCTTCCAATTTGGTGATTGATTAGTGTCTATTTGTACCCAATTAGGTGATTGGCTTGTACCAATATTTACCCAGTTTGCTGTCTGGTCAGTATCTATTTCACCCCATACTAATGTAAATCCATTAGTTTCACAAGTACCACTGACTCCTATCACATAAACATTTGCAAGTCCTGTAGCATCTGCTGTGCCAACAGCACCTGTAGCTTGTACACCTGTAACAGGAACACGGTTAACAGTTCTAACAGTGGTGCTTCCTAAAGCAGAGGTTCCAGCAACTCCAGTAACAGATATATTAGCTTCAGCGGTTACTGTTACGGCTTGGACAAACCCGTCATTTGTAAAGGTAGTAGAGCCGTTCGCACCATCAAAATGCAGTAAAATAGGAGTATTGTCATCCGCAGTGTAAGCAGAACTAGGCGGGGTAAAGTTGTTTCCATCATACCTATCTACATTAGAAATGCGAAGTTCATCTAAATAACCTGCCCAATTATTTGAGCCGTTGAAATCTGAACCAATATGTATGTTTGCGGCAGAAGCTGTTACGCCAAAAAGAGTGCTACCTTCTTCAACGCCATTTACAAAAACTCTATAGGTGTTTCCAAACGGGTCTCCCCTAGTGACAGAAATTTGCACCCAAGTATCCGTAGAAAACACGTTATTTATGTTGAATAGCGTCCCGTTACCTCGAAGAACTAATAAGTTATCGGATGCCTGTCTAAGAGCTATTGTATCGTTAGATGTAGAATCCCTAGAGTCAAAGAACACCGCATCTTGTGTGCCATTAGCGGGTCTGACCCACACATCTATTGTAAATGGGTCGTTACTAAAATTGTATGTTTCTTGAGACTCTAAATAATCACCAGAGCCATCTAAAAGTAAACTTGCCCCACCAAATTTCGACTGAGCTGTAGATATTTGAGCATCCCCAGATCCAGAGAAAGTAATTGGGGTGGGGAACGCTGCTGTCGCAGAGACGCCAGTAACAACTGCATTAGCATCTGCTGTTGTGGTAACTGAGCCTAAAGCAGAGGTTCC